TGATTACGTCGATGCGGAAAAAGTTTCCGCCTGCGTGGTCGGGAATCTGGACCGGACTTGATGTGCTTCAGATCGTCAAGACTGAGAACGCTTACGGCGATCAGTGTTTCTGCATCGCTCGCGGATCGGATGACTCGATTCAAATCTGGGAAGTCACCAAGGCGGACAAGTTCGATAACAATATCCCGGATGGCAAGAAGGAGATTGAGTGGCAGGTGCAGACTCGCGCCTACAACTTCGAAGTTCCGTTTGGATTGAAGCGACTGGATTCGGGCGACTTGTTCATCGACTCGCTTGAGGGTGATGTCTCGTTCAATGTCACCTATCGGCCTGATCAGTATCCTGGCTGGATTGAGTGGACTGACTTTTCTGAGTGCGCGACGACGACGCAGTGTTTGGATCTTTGCCCGATTCAAAACTTCAAGCCGCAGTATCGTCCGAAGATGCGTTTCCCGACGCCTTCAGATGCTCCGTGCAACGAGACGATCAGCACTCCGGCTCGGAATCTTTACGAGGTTCAGGTTGCGATGAACATCATTGGATACTGCCGCATCAAGAGTCTTCGAGTTCACGCTTACGATATTCAGGAGCCGAGTGTTGGGGATTGCCGGACGGTGTTCCCTGCATGCACGCCGATCAGTGCGTGCGACATCAACCCGCTGACTTACACGTCGGAATCTGTCAACCCATAGAAACAGAATGCCAAACCTTACGCTCATCACGCTGACGCCCCCGAGTTTGCCGGTCGGGTATTGTCCGACCAACTACCAACAGTTGGCCAACGATGTCATCAGCGGCACTCAGGCGACGTTCAACAGTTCGATTGGAAACTCGTTCTTCAACTTCGGTGCATCTGTTCCGGCGCTAAACAATCAGGTTTACCCGTGGTTGGATGAAGATGGCAATTGGTGGATTTACAAGGATGGCTATTGGTTGCGAAAAAATCCTGTCGCCATCGGATCTTCCGAGCGTCGTGTTTACGTTGGTACAACCACCGATCTTCAAACTTACGACGGCGGAAACACTAACACCCTGAGCAACTGGTCAGGGCCAATGTGGGAGGTTGACACCGAGTTTGAGGCGCGATTCCCGGTTGGCGCTGGCACGTTCGCGGCAAGCGGAGTGGTAGTTGTCCAAGGAAAGGTTACTTCGACCGCGATTGCCGGAGAAGATCAACACCTGCTGACGACGGCTGAAATGCCGACTCATACGCATCAGGTTGCCATAAAGACTTTTGGTCATGGCGGAAGTGATGGTGATAGAGTTGCGGCGGATGGCGGAACATCTTCGCCCACACTCACAAACAACGTGTCTGTTTTCCCAAGCTCTACTTTCGATCCAGATGTTGACGCTATTGCTGCCAACACGGGCGGTAATGTTGCCCACAACAATCTTCCGCCGTTCTATGGTGTTTACTTCATCAAGCGAACCAGCCGAGTCTACTACACCAAATGAAGCTGATCGTCCAAGATATCAGGTCAACGATTGCTCGGGCTATCGGCGTTTGCGTCGATGACGCTCGCGTTTACGAGTACATCAATCAGGCGTGCCGACGGCTGCTTCACAAGGGTCTGTGGGCTGGCGCGTACGGACGCTTCACGATTCACACGGTCGGAGGCTGCATCACTTGGCCGCGTCAGATCGAGACGATTGAAGCCATCGCAGATTGCTGCGGAGTTGGAACGGTTCGCAATCAATGGTTTGAGTTTCAGGAAACCGGATACGGACTTCTCAATGGAAACCAAGTGTGCGTTGGTAAGCAGCTTGTTGACCGTGGCACTGTGGTTTCTTACCGCGACATGTCTGGCGGTACTAACAGTTATCTTCGAGTCTACCCTGGCGACGCTTCGGATGTCGGCAAAACCATCACGCTGCAAGGTGTTGATCAAAACGGTCAATGGATTCGAACGCAATCCGGAGGCGTCTGGATCGACGGTGAAAAGCTAACGCTTGCTTTGCCGTACACTCAATCGACCAAGAAGTTCACCACTCTGACCGGCGTCATCCGCGAAGCCACGAACACGGCAAGCCGTTTGTACGAGTACGATGCGACGACGCTGCTAGAGTTGGATCTGGCAGTTTACGACCCTGATGAAACTTTGCCGCAGTATCGTCGCAGTTACCTCGCTGATCGTTGCAACAACGAGGAGGACAAGCCGGTAACGGTGATGGCGAAGATGCGCCACATCAACGCGACGAGCGTGAATGACTACCTTATTCCTCCGTGTCCCGACGCCATCAAGCTGATGGTCATGGCGATTCGCAAGGAAGAGAACGATTTGATTCAGGAAGCAGTGGCCTACGAAGCCAAAGCTGTTCAAGCTGTGCAGGAGCAGACGATGCAGTATTTGGGTGACGCTGTGGCAACCATCCGAATGGTCGGAGTCGGGTTGAATGGCGGAGGATTTTCGCAATGGTTCTGATAAAGGATAATTTATGGCAATAGGACTTGGAGCTGCAATTCTGGGTGGAGCGGGAATCTCCGCTGCTGGAAGTTTGCTCGGTGGGCTTTTCGGCGGACGCAAGCCGAAGGTGCCTGAGCTGAAGCCGATCAACTTCGAGCAGGAACAGACCAACGCTATCCGGCAAAACATTGCCGCGCTTGAGCCTGCCACCAAACTGGCCGAGAAGACGACATCCGCCGAACAGTCATTGCTTGAAACTCAGCTTCGCCGTGCGATTCCTGGCTATGACCAGTTGATTCAACAGGCTGGAAAGACTATTGGCTCAAGATTGCGTGGCGAGGTTGATCAAGATGTTCAATCGCAGCTTCAACGAGCTGTCGCTGGTCGGGCGGTTGGTGGAGGGTTTAAAGATGCGTCAGGCATTCGAACAAATTTGCTCGCTCGCGACTTTGGTCTGACAGCGATGCAGATTCAGAATCAGGGTCTTGCTCAGGCTCAGAACTTTATCCAGCAGCAGCGCACGTTTGGCATGGCTCAACCGTTCTCAGTGAGCAGCATGTTCATCACACCCGCTCAACGGATCGGCGCGATTCAAGAACAGCAGGCCAGAATGTACGGGCGTGATTTGACTGCCGCTCAGGTGGCTGCTGCTCCGTCGCCGATGCAGCAGGCGGCGCAGACTGCGCTTACCAACTTTGGCGGTGTTGCCGGTGGCGCGCTGTCGCAGTACGGAATGTATCAGGGGTTGATGGCTGGCCAACGTGGGCCGTCACCATCGTACAATCCTCAGAACGATCCTGAGATTTATCCGAATCTTTATGCGCCGACTCCAACGAGGTCGGATATCACACCGCTTTCTACGAGTCTATTCCCGGAGTACGGCTCTTCAAACTACGGACGTTAATCTTATGGCCGACCAATCTCTTCAAGCATTTCAGCTAGGTGCAAGCCTGTTCGACCGCGCGCAGACGCAGGCGCGGATGATGGAGCAGTTCCAGATTCAGACGGCTGATCAGATCATGCGCCAGCGTCAGGCGGATCTTCAAAACAAGATTCAGTCGAACGCTTATGCTCAGGCGTTGGCGGAGCAGGAGGCTCAAGCTGCGGAGTATGACACGTTCCAAAAGTTCAATGAGGAAGTTGGAACCTATTTTAATGATCCTGAGTTGAAGGCTCCAATGCCTGCACTGCCACGTTTTAGGTCAAAGGTTTTCAATCAGGAGGCAACTAGAGCCTATCAGAGTCTTCAGCAGTATTCTCCGCGAGCTAAAATTATCAAGGCTCGTGAACAGTTTGAACAGCTTAGGGCAAATACCGTAAAAGCCATGACGGATGAGGGTATCGATGTTTTCGACCCTCAGACAGGTCAGGTTAATGAGGAAGTTTATCAGAAAAATCTGCCTCTTATCAGAGAGCAGTTGAAAGAAAAACAGACCATCAAAGAACTCGGCACAGAAATGTCAGAAGAGGTTTATCAGTTAGATAAAACCATTCCTCTTCCTGAACGGATTAAAACTGCTCGCGCCAATGTTGAGGCTCGTCGAGCAGGGCGCATCAATCCTTCTGACAGCATGAAAATGACCATTGCAAATGATGCTGTTGACGATTGGCAAGAGCTGTTTGGACTTGCTGACGCTCGTACCGCTTCGAGAATCAAGGGTTCCGTGATGCAGAGTGATTGGAAATGGCCCGAAGGAGAAGATGCTCGTCAAATTCGTGGCGATCAGAATACGGCAAGAGGTTCGGCCAGACTTGTTGATGAATTGAACAAGTTTGAACAAACTTACGGAAAAGGGAAAATTCAGAATTACGTTGGCCTTATTGACGGTAAAATTGGTGAGCTTTCTCGTAGATTAAAAGAATCAAAAACTGACGAAGAGAAAGACGCGTACGAGCTTCTTCAAAGATTTCAGAAAGTTTTTAATGAAGAGGCGTTTGCCACTTCCGGTAAGGCTGTAACACAGCCTGAAACGATTCGGTTGAAAGCAGCAATCGGTGACATCAGAAGTAAAAACTTTGTCAACGATATCAACAACTTTGCTAAATTTGCCGCTGAAAACCTGTGGAGTACGATTGATGACTTTAAGACGAAGCGCAAAATCTCTCCAGAGCAGGTAAAGTTGGCCAACGAACTTGTCACCCGTTACAAGCTGCCACTGACGCCGTTTGGTCAGCAGCGTCAATCGACTCCCGCTGGATCGACCGGAACCGCTCCGTCACTTCCTGCTGGTGTAACTCCGTTTACAGGTTCGACTAACGTTTCTTCTGGATTCATTTACACCCCGTAATTATGGGAAAAATCACATCTCCGTC